CGACGTAATCATAATAAGCGATTAACGGATGAACGAGATGATCACGAATACGACGACGCATTTCTTGTTGTTGAGCGAATAATTTAGGATCTCTCTTGGCGAGAGGATCACACCGTTCGTAGATGCGATTGTAAACGACGTGGAGTAAAGCCATACCTTGGGGGGGCATGGTTGAATCCCAGCCGGAAGCATCGAGATCGAAACAGTGATCTTCTCCCACTTCTGAAAGACGTTCGTACAGAATATGCCAATCGACACCTGATGGATTGATGCCGACTTTGATTGGAATTTCATTGAATAAATCAGTGATAGCACAAGTCGCAGCATGAAAATATTTACGCTGAAGCAGAACCATATCAATTGACGACGCATAGAACACACGAGTGTCAGGCTTTTCAAAGATACGTTTGAGTTTGCGTGGCTCATCCTTCGGTGTCGCAATGTTAACGACTGCAATACGATGCCCGGCGGCAATTTCTTCTTCCATGTGATCGACACAATGACGGAGAAACTTTCCATGGGCGTTGTCTGCAAATCGCCAAATTTGACGTTCAAAATCGAAATCGAAGAAAGAGCGCTTCTTATCCAGTCCTTTGAAGTGTGCCCAAGGGTAACCAGGGCTACTATCGCGGGAAACTGGGTTAGAAGTGCGAAACATTGACGTACCGTTGATAGTTTCTGGCCAAGTTAGAACACGACAAGTTGAACGAGCATTAAATGCTTTATCGGCATAATAGTTGGCAATTTCATCGACGGCATGTTCGAGTTGTTCTTGATCGAGAGCGACATACGGATGATTGAATTTCGCAAATCCTGCATCATAAGGTTTAAATCCTTCTGGCGCTCGAGTATCGCGCGAAGAAAGAATGGCAGGCTGAAAAACGTCAGTGTCTCCTGGTTCTGTGATAGCAAGAGGAGAACGCCAAAGTTTTGTCTGCGCTGGAATGTTGCGATGCAAAGGATCTGTTCCATCGTGAAGAACGCCGACGACGTCAAGATGACCGAATTTGATAGTTTCGGGCAAAAATTGAACACATTGATGAGGCATAGCGATGATACGAGAATTATCATACCCCTCACGGAAACCTGATTTATATTGAGGTTCCATGAGAGCATCGAGATTATCGTAGTCTTCTTTGATAAGCAGAGCGGCGAGTCCGAAATCGTTGTTAGCTGCAGTGTGGAATCCGATGAGTTTCTGAGTCCACCGTGGATCGAGTACAAGCAGAAGAGAACCACAGTCACCTCTCTTCGTCATGACATCGCGAATAGCGAGTCCTCGCGTGTGTCCAGAGTAAAGCTGGCCCAGCACGTTGACGGAAGTGGTGAGTTGACGTGTAGTACGTTCCTGCAATATAACGACGTTGGTATGCATGTGAACAACGGGTTGCGCAGCGTCGGTCGGATTATCAAAGATGGCTGATCGAAGCAAAAGACCTCGATATCCAGAATGATCGAATAATTTATCTTTTGACGGCATAAATTTACGTAAATCAGGAAATTGCGGCGCACGATGATCAAGTTCAAAAAGCAGAATATCACGTTTGGTGTTAATCATACGAACGATTGCGATCCATGGACGACAAAGACAGTCATAGATGGTGAAAGAATCACCGACGGTGTGTGCAGAAAAAGCGTGGGCAGATGTAACGCCCCACCACTTGCACACCATCAAACCGCGGAGGGATGGGTCCCTCCACGATTCGATGTAAACGATGCTCTTGAGAAAGAGTGGTAGTAATTGCATCGTTTGAGCGTCGTTAACAGATTCACCAGTCATGAGGTCTTGGTTGTGTTCTGGAGGCTTTGTTATTGCGACAGAATCAAATAAATTGCACAGATCTTCATTACGCGGTTTTCTCGGAACGACGTCAAAAACGTGTGGCATTGGAAGAACGGAAACGGTAGCACCTTCATGATCGCTGTAATCAGAACTGGTTACTGACGCGGCTTTGCCTTCAGTTACACTGCGAGATGTATCGTGTTTACGACATGGACCTTTCCCTTGGAGGGATCGGACTTCGCAATATATGCAACCTTCAGCTTTTGCCACGAATTCGGATTCAGCGTTCAGAGGAGGTTCTTCTTCCCTCCTTTTTGGCGGTGGTTTCTGTTTCTTTACGACAGACCAATCGTATGCGCTTTCTGCATCAAGTCGAAGATTAGTAGGTTGTCTCTTCGTTCGACCTGAATCAGAAGATGAAGCATCGGTTGGAGTGGATCGAGAAGATTG